GTACAAATCAAATACGGTATGGTCAGGAATTTTAAAATTATTAGCTGGTATATTAATTACTTTGGCTAGTTTTCTTTCGTCTGAAATAGATATACAAACAGTAATGACGGGGTGTATTTCTAGTATATGGGGAATATACGATATTATAATAAGATTCAGGACTACTAAAACATTAACAGTATCATATTAAAAATGGCAAAACCTTATTCAGTAGTAGCGGATATACGAACACAGACAGCATTTAAAGACGATTCATTAATTACAGATACGTATATTACGCAGAAGATTGCGGAAGCTGATGACATAATTGATTCAGTAATCGGAGAAGTATATGTATTACCCTTAGATAGTAACCCTAATAGTATTGTTAGCTTGTCTAAATCAATGACATCTTGTCTATTATATCAGGAGCAGAATATTAATTTTGAGGTGGAAGCAGGTGTTCCTGTTAATGATTTTTGTAAATCATTATTGGACAGATTGGAAGCTATCCGCACAAGACTCGTTAAATTATATGATGATGACGGAGACGAATTGACTATAACCGAAAGAATAAAACCACAATATCACCCCACTGTTACCAGCAGCGAAGAAAGTGCTACAGATAGTACAGCCCCTAAGTTTAGTATGAATAAAGAGTTCTAAATATTGTATTATGTTTGATATTCTGGAAGAAATCAGAGATTTATTAGAAGAAAATTTAGGAAATAAGTTCAAAAAATATTATATAGGGAAAGTTGCGACTATCCCTATCAACTATTTGCCTTTTCTAAGTGTATATGGGACTAATACGACCATAACTAGCCCCCATACTACTTGTAAAGACTTAACAGATCATAATATATCAATAGAAATAATTAGCACAGCACATGGGTTTATATCAACACAAGAGGATATAAATAGAACACAACAAGCACAAAAAGCGTTGTACAATTTAATGGAAGAAAGAAGTTCTGGTGTAGCCACGCCACAGAGTGTATTAGGGGTTATTAGGCGTAATTTACAGGGTACTAATTATTTGTTTATTGATGAAATAGATATAGAATACCCAGCAGAACCACCTAAGAGTGAAGAGAATACTTATTACAAGGCAATCATTAATTGTGTTGTTCATCGTCAATATGCCGATCGGTCTTAATCAATTAATTATGAACATAAAAAAATATAAAATACTTCAAAATTATACTGTTAGCAGGTATCCTATAACTAAAGAATCAGAAACAATAAAAATAAATAAAAGAAATAGAAAAATAATTAAAATATTAACTAAATAAAAAATATGTCTGAATTATATTCACAAATTGCCTCGGCATCATTTAAAAAGGAAGCTGAGAATAATGTAGCTGTTATACCTGATAGCTTTTTCTGCTTGAATGATGAAGATTTGTCAGTGGAATACAACTATCAGCCTTCACAGCCGATAAAAAACAGTAGAGCATTAAACCTCAAAGCTGTTGACGGACCAATTGTCTTAAGCGATGGCACAATTAATATTAATGTTGAGCCAAAAGAGTTCGGTAATTTTCTAGAAGGGTTTTCTGATTTAACTAGTGGTAATTATCTTCCAATGACAGCACCTTCGGGAGTGTTCACTGCTGGCGAAGAGATAACAGGCGGTACCTCAGCGAAGACGGCTACAGTAACCGCAGATATTGACGGACAGTTCTTGATAGTGTCTGCCCCTTCTGGAGACTTCACTGATGGCGAAGAGATAACAGGCGGTACCTCAGGGAAGACAGCCACTTTAACCAAATTTGACTCTACGGTATATGCACATACGTCAGTATCGCCATCCGAGAGTACTACTACATTCACATTGCAATTTAATTATAATGATCGAGCTATAAGATATATGGGGGTACGCTTTCATGGGATAGATAGTTTGTCTCAATCTGATAATATTATCACCGCAGGGGTAAAAACCCTGCCACAAAGTCAATTCAGGCAAGGGAGAGTAACCGCTATCACAACAGCAGGAGCAGGCGAAAAAACAATAACAGTTGACCAGACATTAGGTCTGGTTGCTGCTGATAGTATTAAATTATATAGACCGGGTACTGGATTTATAGATTTTTCTGCAGCAACAGTAAAAACACATGATGTTGCTGGAGTAACTAATTCTACCAGTTTTACGGTGACTAACCTTGAAACAGCAACGGCAGTCGGAGATCTCATCCTATTAGCTCCCCAAACTGCTAATTATACAGTCGGTAACGAGTTCTCATTTATAGGTGGATCATTAGCTACTATTGGCGATGATATAGACAATCTGGCTACTGCATGTATCGAAGATTTTACACTCGTTATGTTAAACGAACTAGAGGCTAGATATTGTGCTGATGGAGTAGACTTTGAGGATAGATTTCCGTCTCATTTACTCCAAAAAGGATTTACAGGGAACGGAACGATCAAATTACATACTAAGAACGAGTTTTTTTATAGATTTTTAAGAAAAAATACAGCTCAAGCATTCAGAATTAGATCGATAGGTAGTGACATTGGGGTAACAGACATGCAGAATGAAGTATGGTTTACTTTTGCTCAAGTACAATTCGATACTTACAATACTAATATTGGGGAAGATAATATAGTTGATGAAGATATACCTTTTAGCAGTTTTTACGATGATACAGAAGGTCATTCTGCTAGAATGGTCTTAATTAATGATGTTGCTAGCTATTAGTTTTTTTATTATGAATTTACAAATTTCAATTGCAGGAGAAAAAGCTTTAATGTATAAATTAAATAAACTAAGCAAAAATATTAAAAATTTAAAACCAGCTTTTCGTGAAATGAAGCCGTCAATAATATCTGAATTTAAGGATAATTTTCCCGCTAAAGGAAGAAAACTAAATGCTCCTTGGGCAAAAAGGAAACATCTATACCCATGGTCTATTTTGGACAAGACAGGAAAACTAAAGAAAAACTGGAAAGGCACATCAAAAAGAAAACAATTAGAAATAGTCAATCCGACTAAATACGCTCGTTATCATCATTTCGGTACGCATGTTTTGCCAGTAAGAAAGTTAGTAGGAATAAGTACAAAAATAAAAAATGTAATAATAAAATCTATTACCTCTTTTTTACTTAAATCTTTTAAAAAATATTAATTAATTAAAAAAATATGATAGAATTAATTTTATCCGATATAACCGTTACGATCTCTGATCGTGTTAGTAGAGGGAAACAGAAAGCTTTTAATAGGATCCTATTTAAAAATGCCACAACAAACCAAGACGGGAAAACTGAATTATCATTATCACAAATAGATGAAGCCAACGATGTTTTAATATTGGAAATGATTACAAAAATTGTTGACAATAAAACTAAAGAAGAAAAAAAAATAACAATAGAATGGTTAGATGCCATAGACCAGAATGACTACGAAGTAATTTTAGAGAAAATAAAAAAAATAAGAGAAGAAAAAAACAATATAAAAAAAAAATAATAGCAGAGGCTAAAAGATTTATTTTGCGTGGTGGGAAGACCCCACCAATTGAATACATTGAATATTTATTGATAAAAAATGTCTATCATTGTACCCCTGATGAATTAGAGCAACAAAATAATGATACAACAGATTTACACCTTATTTTTATGAATTTAGAGAACAAAAAACAATTAAATGACATAAAAAAACAAGAATTAAAAAATAAAAGATAAAAAAATATGGCTGAAAAAGTAAATATAGTTATCACAGGTAAAGACAAAGCAAGTAGAACAATCGATAAAGTAACGAAAAAAACAAGAAATTTAACAAAATCTATAAAAGATAATGTATTGGTTTTCTCCGCTATATCTGGGGCTATGATGTATGGAGGTAAACAATTCTTAGATTTAGCAGGTAATGCGGAAGAAGTGCAAAGCAAGTTTGACGTTGTATTTAAAGGAATTGAAAAAGAAGTAGGAGGTTGGGCAAAAACGTTCAGCAAATCAATTGGGCGATCAGAAACAGAGGTAAAAGAATACTCTTCGAGTCTAGGTGATATACTTAAGCCTATGGGGCTAACAACAGAAGAAGCGGCAGAAATGTCTAAGTCTATGACAGAATTAGCCCTTGATGTATCCTCTTTTAATAATAGGCAAGATCCTGATGTTGTTAGAGCTTTCGCTTCGGCTTTAACTGGAGAGAGGGAAAGTCTAAAAACCCTGGGGATTTCAATTTATGAGGCAGATGTCAAGCAGGAAGCTCTTAGTCTCGGATTAGTTAAGCAAGAAGAAGAATTAACAAAAACTGCTAAGGCACAAGCCACCGTGTCTTTATTATACAAAAACACAAAAGACGCTCAAGGTGATTTATTGCGTACACAGGGCAGTTACACTAATCAAGTTAAAAAGCTCAACTCTAAAATTAAAGAATTAGGGGAATCTATCGGCAAGGAGTTAATCCCTATCATAACACCGTTAATTGCGAATGTATCTGATCTTACAGAATGGTTTACTGATTTATCCCCACAAATAAGAAAAGTAATAGTGATTGTAGCGGTAGCTGTTACGTTATTTGCTGGATTATTGGCGGTATTAGGGCTTATAGTTACTATTGCTCCTGCTATTGCTGGGGCTTGGGTACTGATAACCGGACCTATAGGATTGGTCGCTATTGCTATTGCCCTTCTTGGTGTTGCGTGGGCTACTAATATATGGGGAATACGGGATAAAACATTGTGGGTAGTTGATAAGATCAAGGGGATTTTCTTCCCTTTCATGGACGCTTTAATCTTAGGATTTCAATTAATTTCCACAGAATGGGATCTATCATGGGGGTCAATGTATGACTATGTTGTAGATACATGGGATGGTATTGTCGCTTATGTCACCGATAAAGCCAAGTATCTTACTGATACAATCAACGAGTTATTGTCTTATGTTGGATTGGCGGAAACCAAAACAACAAACGTAAGCACAAAAACAAGTGCCAGTTTCTCACCTTTGGGAGAGACAACACAATCAAGCGATTATAGTTTTCCGAAATTTGCTGGTGGGGGGATAATAAACAAGCCCACTATCGGACTAATAGGAGAAGGAAGAATGAACGAAGCTATTGTACCGTTACCCAATGGTAAGGCTATCCCCGTTGTAATGAATAATGCTCAAGGGGTTACAATTAATATTAATAACCCTAGCGTGCGGAATGATGACGATATAGACAGCTTGGCTAACCAAGTAGGAAGAGTGCTAGCCAGGCAATTGAATTTATCAACTAATAGATTAGCTACATGAGTTCTAACGTTAATCCATACAATATTAATCCATACAATGAGAAACTACTTAATGGGGGGTTAGTCCAAAGTTCGCAAAATCCTGATGACAATATAGTTTTTAACGATTTCGGATTACAAAACGCTCAATATTGTACTAGATATATAAGACACGAGTCAGCACCTGATAGGAATTTTATTGTTTCTGATGTCCCACGTAACCACGGGAAGAATTTACAAGACGCTTTTTTTAAAAAAAAAATAATAACACTAGTGGGAACATTAGTAGCAGGTAGTAATTCTGAATTATTAGCACAAATGGATTTGTGTAAGAAGTTTTTAGGTGCTAATAATTCAGAATTAAAAATAATCGAAGGAACAACTACAAGAGTATATACTGCCTCTTGCACTAGTCTAGGGAGGATATTTGCTGATAGAGATCATTATATGCGAGATTGGATTAATTACGAAATTCAATTTACGTGTTGGTTGCCTTTTGGTAGGGATTATACAAGGACCAAAAGAGACGATTTTGGAAAAACTAGTGCAACAATCGACATTGAATTAACCAATTCAGGCACAACACAAAACAGATTAATAGCTTATATATCTTTCGACACAGCCGACACAGTGTCAAAAATCAATTGGAAAAATAACACAAATAGCGAAGAAATAGAAATAGAGCAAGCGTTTAGTGCTTCTGATATACTTTTAATTGACGGCGAGAATACAAAAATAACAGCGAACGGGGCTAATGTTGATTTTAGCGGATTTCCACCTTCGTTAAATATAGGGGCAAATTCCTTAACATTGACTATAACGTCCACTTCGCATACCGTGTCCATATCCAATAAGTTTTACAATTACTTTTTATAATAAATAAATTATGGCTAAAGAATATCCCACAGGATCATGGAGATTTATAGTGAGCAATGATGCCTCGGCAAACTTATCTGCTGGAATAAGCGATACATCACTTGCGATTGTACTTGACAATGGTGGAACGCCACCCTCTGGAATTGTTTATGCTTATACTAATTTCCCAGATCCAACAACAGCGAATGAGGAATTATTTACGGTCTCTATCGAAGACGAGATAATTCTATGTCATTCAAGAGCTGGCGACACTGTAACAGTCTATTCTGAGGCAACACATGGGTATAATGTATTAGATTTTGACGGAAATGCCATAGTAAATGGTCGTGGATGGGCTGACACTACAGCTTCAACTCACGTGGCAGATTTAAACGTTTCGCATAATGTTGAAAAATCAACTACATGGGAAACACAAGAAGCAATAATAAAAAATACCGCTGATATAGCCACTCTTGATACCGTAAAAATAGAAAGAGATGGTAGTGTTGCTTTTGCTGGGGATCAGAGTATGGCATCTCATAAAATAACTAATTTAGCAGCACCTGCTGCATTGTCTAATGATGCCGTCAGAAAAGTAGATTTAGAAGCATTAAGTACAAGCGATTTTAGCGGAGATGGCAGTGACGGCTCTTTGAACATAAGTTCAGGGACAACGAATATAGCTCTTGACACAATTAAAGAATATACAAGCGTATCAATAACAGGGACAGCAATATTATCTACTAGTGATGTTACAGGTCATTTTATGCTAATAAAAAGTCAGGGGAACGTGTTAATTTCTAGCGGTGCAGTTTCGGCTATTGATTTGGCTGATAAATTCGTGAGACCTACAACTCAAGAAATAATAACTATAGTCAATAACGGTACATTGGAATCAAGAACTCCAAGTGTAGGCGGAGCAGGCGGAGCAGGAGGAGCCGCACAAGCCATACCTGGAGGAGTAGGAGGAGCCACAACAACATTCTACGGCGGTGGCGGTGGCGGTGGTTCAGCGGACCACGCTAGTGCTATAGGTGGGGCAGGAGGTGTAGGTGGTACACCTGCAGGTACAGGAGGAGCAGGTGCTAGTCCCGGAGCAGGTGCTGCAGGAGCAGGCGCAGCAGGTGGTTTGTCTTCTGGTGGTGGAGGTGGCGCTAAGGACGACGGAGTAGGCGCTTTAGAAGTAGGAGGAGATGGCGGAGATGCTTATGGGACAGCTGGCGCTAATGGTACAGCTGATAATGACGGTGCCTCTGGTGGCGGTGGCGGAGGTGGCTCTGATAGCGGTAAATGTGGCATAACATTATTATTTAACGTTAATGGTAATTTTAATTATAATGGTGCTACAATTAATACATCAGGCGGTAATTCAGGAGCTGGCGGAGATGGGGGAGACAAGGAAGAGGTCGGTATTAGGGATGCTGGTGGTGGCGGTGGTGGTGGCTCTGGTGGTGGTGGTAGTGCTGGGGATATAATAGTAAACTACACTGGGACTTTGACGGAAGGAACTACATCTGCAATAGCAGGAACAGCAGGAGCAGGAGGCACAGGGGGGACAGGCACCACTCATAATGGGGTTAATGGAACTGCTGGGACTGTAGGCACAGCTGGGAAAGTCCACATTTCTAAATATTTAAGTGATTATTAATTAATTTTAAAAATATGTTTATAAAAATACTTTTTAATACTGATGGTTTTCTTGGGGGCTACATTATTCCAAACAGTAATGAGAAGATAAAAAAAGAAGATACATTTACTCAAAAAAAAATTGATTTATATAAAAAGCAATCTGAAAAATATCTTATCGCTAGCATGACTAATGATGAGTTTGCTATTTTTCATAAAGCGACGATTGCTCGGGATTTTGTTGAAGTATTACCCATAAATAGCAAATCATATGATTTATTTGTAGGTAATTTAAAACTTAAATTCAATAAAAATCAAAATGCTAAAATGTATAAAAATGCACAAGTTGGACAGGCTATTTTATATAAAAATAACACTAAAAACCTTAACAGTCATGAAAAAATAATAAAAGAAGTTTATGATGTTGATAATGTCCCCAAACAGATTTTTATTGATTA